TTTGTATATTTTATTCCAGTGAGTTTCTATCTCACCCTTTTCATTCATTTCAGAAACTACTATTTCTTCATTTCTTAAGTGGTCAGGTCTAGCACCACATGTTACACCATCATCATTTTTAAAATTGAGGATAGTTTTATTGCCCTTTCTATACATATAACCTATAGCATCTGCATTAGCGCAAATTAAAGATTTTATCTTACCTGTAAGGTCAATATTAGCAGCCATAACCATTTCTCCTTTATCATCTACAACTTTGTCTTTGATGTGTCCAGATAAAATAATATGAGGTGCTAATGTATCAATAAAATCCAATACTTGAAAAAATGCCTGACGAATATATAAATATCCAGCACCATTTGCAAGAGTTGTTACATTATTACCATCATAATTTTTACCCATTGGTGTTTTTTTGTACATTTTTACAGCTAGTGGCATTACCATTTCTTCTAATGCGGTTACTGTATCTATTGTAACATAATCATAAGGTTTATCTGCTTCTTTTATGGCCTTGCCTGCATCAAGAAGCTCTTGTAAGTTTTCAATTTTAACTTTCAATGCTTCAACATACTCGCTACCATTCTCTAGATCCAATATTAAATTGTTTTCTAAGCCTGCATATGCAGTAGTTTTACCTGTCTTTGGTTTACTATAGATTATTAATCTTTTAGGATTAACTCTTTCTTTCTTTACTTTTTTTGTTGGAAGTACTATACTCATTTTATTTTCTTTTCTATTTTTTCTAATGCGCTTGCTATTCTATCTAAAGTATTTAACCAATCTGGAAAATTCTTAACTTCTTTTTCAGCTCTTTGACTTGTCCAAGGAACATAGTCAGGATCATCTTCCTCTTTCTTCTTCAACCCTACATCAAGATATTCTTCAGCAAAGTTTGGGAAGTCAGCAGGTTTGGTCTCTACCTCTTCTTTAGTAGGATTCTTTAGATAATCTTGATAAGAAGTATAAGGTATCTCTTTACCTGTTTTCTTATCAATAGCAACTAACTCTTCAATTGGAATTACATATACTTCATAATCATTACCAGACTTACTAGTCTTTTGTTCTAGAGGATATTCTTCTGCATAAAAAGGATTATGCTTTAATTTATACAATGTATGTGTTGGATCTTCTGATATTGCATTAAAATCACTAAGTTCTGTATAAATGTCTCTTCCTTGTTTTAATTCATTAGGAAAAAATTGCATTTTTAAGGGTTCTCCTGGAGGAGCCCAAGCAGACTTAGCAATAAAATAAGGATCAGCGATCTTTAACCTTTTAAATGTTGGCAAGTGTGTTGCCATAAGAACTTTTTGGTTCTCTTGTCTTGTAGTCATATTTGAATTTTATTATTTTGTGTTGGTGTATTCATCTCCACTATTCTTATAGTATCTCTATCTAACTTAAAGAAACTCATTCTAGTATCTCCATTTCTACATTTTAAGAAATGAAACACAAGAGTTTCAGGATCAGTAATTTGTATTCTTTCAGGCCCATAATATCTAATCTTTCTAGCAGCTGGTTTATTAATACCAAGTACTATATCAGCATGTTGTAATAATGCATCAGCACCAAATAAATCAGAATCTAGAACATAATTACCATATGTACCTTCTACAGCACGTTTAGGGTCATCTATATTTCTATTTAATTGACTTAGAATAACAAATGTAAGAGGATAACTTCTTTTCATAAAGGTTAGGGCTTCACCTAGATTATATAACATTTCAAATCTATCTTTCTCATGTTTATCTCTTTTAAATAAAGCTGAGTGATCTACTGTTACTAAAAGTTTAGGGTACACCTTTTGTCCATTAACTTCTTTTACATTAGTTTTAAAATGATAATCTATACTTGCACAGAATTCATTAACAGTACACGGTCTATAAATAGAAAATACTCTATTATTATTGTTAAGTGTACTAGTGTATTGTTTACATTTATTGTAAATCTCTTCTTCTAAAGGTTCATACTTACTATGAAGGATGCCGTAGTCTTTCTGAGTTATAGCAGAGAATGCTCTCATACCAAGAGTTTTCTCAGGCATCTCAAATTGAAACTGTAAAACTTGAAAGTCTTGATCTTGATTAAGAGCAATAACCTCTGTAACAAGCTGCTCCATAAACAAAGTTTTACCTACACCTGGCCTAGCGCCAACTACAGTAAGAGTATTCCACTCTAAACCATTTAGTGTAGCATCATTAAACTTTGGCCACGCAGTTGTAAGACTTTTAATTCTACCATCCATTCTCCCTCTCATTTCTAAGAGAGCTTTTTCATAAGCACGCACTTTGCTAATAGCCTTTAAAGGCTTTGCACCATCAAATTTTTCCAAATTATACTATTTTTTCTCTGAATATATCATCTTCATTAGAATCAACCTCATTTAACATGTCACAGTAGGTAGCTAAATCAGACTCAAATGATTTGTCTGTATTTTGTTTTCTAATAAAGTATTGGGATGTTCTCATGTATTCATAATTTTTCATCTTAAATTCATGCACATATTTTTTTGTTGCTAATAATATTGTATGCCAATCATAATCATAAGTATCAAAAAACCATCTAAAACTTGCTTCTAAAGTTTTAACATTGGTTCTTGCATACTTACCACTTCCAAGCTTTTTAGCAGGAAATAAAGAGTTGTATAATTTTATTTTATTATCAAAATTATCTCCCATTAAATCCTTAGAAGTTTTCTTTTTACTCTTTCTAAAATAAGAGTTTAATTCTTCCATAAAGATAAGACTTTTACTGCTCAATTGCAACTTATCATTTAACCAGCCCTCTGATAATAATCTATGAACTTCTAAATCTGAATTAGCTAAAGATTTAGATACAGATATTTTTTCTTTTATGCAATGCAATACATATAAAGAGTTAGGAGTGAGCTTTTCTTTTATAAGCTTATTAAATATTTCATTCATGCTACCAAGTTACTGAAAAATTATAATTATCTTTTAAAATTTTCTGAACTTCAACAAATACATTTTTAGAATCCCAAGCTTGACCTTTATTGTATACAGCACTTGCTGGATGACTAATAAGAAACTTATAATTCATATCATGTACAGTATCTTTCCATTCATGTGCTTGTTTACCAAAATATATGTAAATCAAACCTGTATGAGCAAATGTTAAGTGATCAAATAAATAAGCTAAAAATGGTTTCCATATAGGATAATGCTGTCCTACTTTACCTACAGTAGTTGTAAGTGCAGTATTTAACATTAACATACCCTGATTAGCCCATCTTGTTAAGTCTGGATCAACTGATGCTCCTACACCATTATATACAGTTCTATTAACTTCATTTAAAATAAATCTCAAACTTGGTTGTTGCTCCATAGTATTTTTACAACTAAATGCAACACCATCAGCAACTCCTAATTTTGGATATGGATCTTGTCCTACCATAACTACTTTAAGTTCATCATAAGGACATTCTTCAAATGCTCTAAATAACTGACTGAGTTTAGGAGTAAATCTTTTACCATCTTTAGATAGGCTTACAAGTTGTTTAATTATATCTTCAAAATCAGAACTAAATATGAAAGATTTAAGCGGTTTAGCCCAACCTGAAGGCTCAAGTTTATTAAATATTTTTTGTTTAATTTCTTCTATGTCTATTGTTTTTGTCATATTTTATTTATATTTATAAAAAATTTATAATGGAAACTAAAAAAGTTAAAGAGTTAAAAGATGATGCAATACTAGAAGTCAAAGTTAATAAGACTTACTATATGATGGTTAAAAATGCTGTTTATACAGTATTTAAAGTTCTTTATGATAACTCTGGTGATCCTGATGCTTTTGTAAAACAAGTAGTTACTAAGGAATACAAAGATATGGATGATACCGAAAGACTTTTTTATACCTTAACTTTATTAGTAGGTGAAATCGAAAAGCAAGCTGTTGATAATGATGCTCTTGTTGAAAAAGAAATTGATGTTGAAGCTATGAAAAAAGCTTTATCTGAAAAACTTGAAAAGCCTAGTGAAGGTTAACATTGTAAAATTCACCTATTTCTATACAAGCTTGAATAGCCAAGCTTAACTCACCTTTATCACAATCAGCAAAGGATTTGTATTTACCATCTACAAGTAATCCTGCTTTATCTTTTACTAGCTTTTTCATATCATCAAAGCTATAGCCACTCTCCTTGGCTAGTTCACGTATACATTTATGCACTTTAGATATCTGTGCACCACTTCCATTCGAGTCAGAGATAGACAAAAATATGTCTACCTCTTGTCCTTCAGAAAGTTTTTCAGTAAATAACTTAAAAGCAAGCTTATCCATTTTCTTTGGATACACTAGCTTCCCGTTCTGCATTTTTAATTTTGCTGAAAACATCTATTAATTCTTTTACAAGATTTATATCTTTTATTATTAACCTAGGTTCTTCTACATAAACACTAAGTTCCTGTGTTTTATTAAAATCATCAGCAGCAAAAAACATACTGCCTCCAATTTGTTTACGAAAGTAATAATAATCATAACCATTATCACTTTCTTCATCCATTACCCAAACTTTTTCAAAGTCTAGGTCCATTAGTTCTTTTTCAGTCATTTGTTTTTAGTGTTTTATATTGTTTCCATAAATCCATATTTAAAATCTTAGAATCATAGTCACGTATAACTTCTCTATACTTAGATTTCTTTTTGTCAAACTCCCCAAGTTCTTTTATTCTTAAGTTTCTATAAAACTTAACTACTTGAGAAGCTACAAATAAGTTATCTTTATCTGGAGACTTTATAAGATTAACTAGATTTTCTATATTTTCTTTATGCATATAGCCTAAATACATTAAAAGATGTGCTTCAGCTAAAAACATCCATGGCTTAATCATCCCTGCTTTAGATGTATTAGCTTTATTTAAATACATCATCCACATTATATTTGAATTCTTAGCTTCAGGATTACTAGTTATTTTATAGTGCTCATCTAATATTTTCTTACCTAGATTCTTTATTCTTCTTTCCATGATAATACTGATTCTCTAACGTGTTTACCAAACTCAGCATCATTTGGATACTTCTTCATTAAATGTATTACTAAAGCAGTAATATTTGGCATAGCAACTATTTCATTGTCTACACTGTATATATCTGTATTAGTATTACTATCTACACTTTTTACTTGTCTATGTTTATTTAAGTCTTTACTCATAAGTTTATATTTTTTTAGCTTTGATTCCAAAGACTTGCATCCTTTGTAATCTCCATAGGACCCTCCACATGCAACTTTTGCAAATTCAAGCATGTTCTCATCAGTCCATTTACTCATCTTCTTTTAATTTTTTGCCTATTTCTATTTCAATGTCAGCTTTTGTATTCTTGCCAGGCATCATATACTTCCAAGCCATTACTGCTGCAAATATCATTAGAAAAAATCCTAAATATGTTAACCAACTTTCTTCTTTAAATAAACTCCATCCCATTTGGAATATTGCAATATTTAATATACCTGTTGCAAATCCTGCTCTTTCTTCTGCTGTTTTTTCTTTACTCATCTTCTATTGATATTACTTGGTGTTTTACTTCATCTTCGTGCAAAGTTATATTAGCCATATCTGGCATATTCTCAAAGAAATGATCCTCCACATACTCTATAACTTCTTCTTCTCCAGCATCAATAGGAGCATTCATTTCAAACTCCGTACTTCTGCTATAATATACATCTACTAATACTTTTACTTTTTTTGTTTTATTCATAATCTAAAGAATATTCTGCTAATTTTGATCCTAATAATTGATTCTCTTCTTCTAAGCTACGGATGTAATCATCTAACTCATGACTAGTAGTATCTATAGGTATTATTGCTTGCATAGCACTACCATATCCATTATTAAATATAACAAACTTGTATCCATCCATCTCAAATGTTTGCAAAAATCTTGCATCACCTTCAGTTTGATATGTTTTTACATTAATCATTTCTGCTTTGTCC